AAAAACAATTATCGCAGAGGGTCTTAATCAAGGAATTAAATCATTTTCAGATGCTCTTGCAAGAAGTGTAATATATGGAAAAAAATTATCAGAAACTTTTAGAAGAATGGCACAAGATATTGCAATTAGACTTTTATCAACTTTGATTCAATGGGGAATACAATTAGCGGTAGCTTGGCTATATACAAAATATATTAAAAAAGATGAAAAAGATATAACAAGAGAAAAGCAAAAACAATTAGCACTTCAGGCGGCTATTTTTGCTTTGAGTGGGGGAAGTAGTTTTTTTGGGTTTGGTGGAAAACAACATGGTGGAGCAGTATCAAAAGGGAAACCCATTTTAGTTGGTGAGAGAGGGCCAGAATTATTTGTACCAAACTCATCAGGACAAATTCAACAAAATGCTAGAGGCACAGATACAGGAACAACTAATATAAATTTTTCTATTAATGCAACAGATGTAACAGGAGTAAGAAAATTATTAATTGATAACAGATCAACTATTGTTAATGTAATTAATTCTGCTTTAAATGAAAAAGGGAGAGAGGCTTTAGTATGAGTGGACAATTACCAACAACACCAGAAGCAAAAAGTGCAAAAATAAATTCACAACAACATACTTTAATATCAACAACAACATCAGGTAGAGTTCAAACCAGACAAATAGATGGACAAAAATTTGCTATAACTTTAGATTATCCACCAATGAACAGAGCAACTTTCGCACCAGTTAAAGCATTTTTAATGAAACAAAGAGCAAGATTAAATACCTTTACAGTTATTCCACCTATTGTTTCAGATGCACAAGGTTCAGCTACAGGAACAATAAGTGTTGATGGTGCTATTTCTGCTGGAGTTACAACTTGCGCCATAGATGGAATGACAGTTAGCACAAGTGGAATATTAAAAGCTGGGGATTACTTTAGATTCACAGGTGCAGACAAAGTTTATATGGCGGTAGCAGATTTAGATTCAGATGGAAGTGGTGATGGAACATTAACTTTTGAACCACCATTAAGAGCAGATGTAGCAAATGATGTGGCATTAATTTATGATGATGTTGCTTTTACTGTTAGACTTACTAATGATGTTCAAGAATATTCTATAATAACTAACGATTTATATAAATATCAAATAGATTTAGAAGAAGCTCTTTAATGTCTAAATACCTGATAAGACATTGGGTAAATGTTGATGTTATTGCTGAAAAAGTAGTAGATGAATCTGAAATAAATATATTGAAAAATGATTTAAAAAAAAATCAAATCCCAGATGGCACTTTTAGTTATGTTATGGTAAATAATAGTGAGAAAATAAACAGAACAACATACGAGATTTATGACGAGAAGCTTATCCACCGCAGTAAAGACAGAATTAGCAACAGATAATTTAAAACCAATTACTCTTGTTTATATTAATGTTTCATCAGGACATAGATTTACAGATCACTACAAAGATATAACTTACGATTCTAATACTTATTCAGCATCATCATTATTTACAAGCCTTTCAAGTATTAGGGAATCTTCCGAAATAGAAGTTAGCAATATTACAATATCTTTTACAGGAGCAGATCAAACAATTATTTCCTTATTTTTATCTAATGCTTATATGGAAAAAGAGGCGGAAGTTTATAAAGGATTTTTAGATAGTAACGAAAGTGTAATAGCAGACCCATTTTTATTATTTAAAGGCAGAATTGAATCTTTTAGTATTGATGAATCTATTAATCAATCTAATGTTAATGTTCTTGTTACTTCTCATTGGTCGGATTTTAATAAAATTGAGGGAAGAAAAACAAATACTAATTCACAACAAATACATTTCTCTGCCGATTTAGGTTTTGAATATGCCTCACAAACTATAGGCGATATTAAATGGGGTAGAGCATAATGCAAGATGTAATTAATCTATTTAAAAAATTTGATCGTTTTAAAAATAAACCAGATAATCAATTACAATATTATCTACAACCATCAATTAAACTAAATCAATTTAAAAAATTTTATAATAATGATGAATTGGTTGGTTTTGTTAATTGGGCGTATATCCATGATCTAGTAGAAAAAAGATTTCAACACACAGGTAAAATAAAAACTTCTGAATGGAAATCAGGAAATAATACTTGGGTAATTGAAATTGTATCTACAAAAAATACATTTAATATGATGCGCTGGATTTATCATTATTTCAAAAAGAAATTAAAAGTAAATCAATCTATAAATTGGTTAAGAGTTAATAGTGATATTTATAGAGTAGGTCAGAAGTTTAAAAGGAGTTATCATTAATGGGTGGTATAATTGATAAGATAGTTGAGGTTGTAACAGGATTTATTGGTTGGTTAATTCCAATACCTGACACTCCTGATTTCGATACACCAGAAGAAGCCAAAGGTGTTTTAATTAATAAACAATCCAACAATGCACAAATCCCGATAGTTTATGGTAGAAGGCAAGTTGGAATTACACGAGTTTTTTTAGAAAGTTCTGGAACTGATAATGAATATTTATACATGGCGGGTATTGTTTGTGAAGGAGAGATTGAAGAAATCCAACAAATATTTGTAGATGATAAGTTAGTAATTTTTGATGGAGATTTAACAGATGGAACATTAAGAGAAGTTTCTGGTGGTGATGGAAATTTTTATAAAGATAGTGCTTCACATATTCAGATACAAGCATTTTATGGAACAGATGGCCAAAGTGCATCTTCAATTTTATCAACATCATCTAATTGGACTTCGGCACATAAATTGTCTGGAATTTGTTATTTGGCTTTTAGGTTTAAATGGCATCAAGATATTTTTAGTTCAATTCCACAAATTAAAGTTACATTAAAAGGAAAAAAAGTTTATGACCCAAGAGATACAGTAACAAGATACACACCAAATTCTGCTTTAGTATTACTGGATTATTTAAGAAATTCCAGATATGGAAAAGGATTACCAAATAGTGCCTTTGAAACAAATTTTACTTCTTTTCAAACTGCCGCTAATGATGCCGATACATTAATAGTTCCAAGAACTACTAGCACATCTTCTGTACCTGGATTAATCCATGAACTTTATTCAGGTTATTATTCAGATGACCCAAATCATTTTATAAATAAATATCCATCATCAACAGGCACAGTTACAAGTATAAGTTCAGTAACAACAGGCGAGTGGAGTTCTAGGAGATATTTTGGTTATTTTACACCAGCAAGTACAAATACATATTATTTTAAAACAACTTCAGATGATAGTTCAAGAGTTTATGTTGGTGATGCTGGTCAAACAGTAAATAATTTATTTATAGAAATACAAGGAAACAAAGATAGCAAATTAATTGTAAATAATAGTGGGTGGCATAGCACACAAACCAGAGAGGGTACAAAAAGTTTAACAAGTGGTCAGGTCTATCCAATTATTATTTTATATGGAAACGCACCAACGGATTCTGTTTTAACATTTTCATGGAAAGTAAATGGTGGAACTTATAGTACAACTTTATCTGCAAAATTCGATAATGGAACACAAATTACAGATACAGTTCCAGCTATTATAAAATTTGAATCCAATGCTGTTATAGATACAAGTCAAAAAGTTATTGAAAATGTAAAAAAACTTCTCAATCCTATGAGGTCTTTATTTACTTATAACAATGGAGTTTATAAATTAAAAATTGAGGGAACAGGTTCATCTGTTAAAACAATTACCAAAGATCATGTTGTAGGTGGTGCAAAAGTTGTAGGAGAAAGAAAAAATACCAAATACAATCGTGTTATCGGAACCTATTGTAACCCTTTCAAAAAGTGGCAAAATGATACTGTATGTTTTCCGCCTATTGATGACAGTGGAGTTGCTAGTGATTTTCAACACGCTACAATGTTATCTGTAGATAATAATACTTTGTTAGAAGGAAATTTTCAATTTCCAAATGTTACTAATGCTTATAATGCAGAAGCACTTTGCGAAATTATTTTAAGAAGATCAAGAAACCAATTACAAATACAATTAACTTTAACATCAGAATTTTTAGAATTAGAAATTGGAGACATAGTTGCATTAACCTACGCAAGTGGTGGTTTTAGTGCTAAACCTTTTCGTGTTTTAGGATTAGAGATCAATGAAGATTTAACTGTAAATGTGCAATTATTTGAACATCAAGATAATTTTTACACATTTAATGATAAAAATGCACCTGTTACAATACCCGATACTACATTACCAAATCCTTATTCTGTAACTGCACCAGCAAGTTTAACATTGAGTGATGAGCTAGTTGAATATTCAGATGGTGTTGTGCTGACTCGACTTAATATTTTAGTGGGTGCAAGTACAGATAAATTTGTTCAATATTATCAAGTGGAAGCTAAACAAAGCACAGAATCAGATTATAAAATTATAGCAAAAGGAACTCAATTAAACCATGAAATGTTAAATGTGGTTGATGGAAAAATTTATAATGTAAGGGTAAAAGCAATTAACTCATTGGGAGTTTCCTCAACTTATACTTCTGAAAACAGAACAATCGTTGGTGCAAGTGAAACACCAAGCGATGTATCAGGTTTATCTGTATCAATGGTTGGTTCAAATCAAATGCAGTTATCTTGGCCAAGTGTTACAGATTTAGATGTTTCTTACTATGCAATAAGGTATCAAAATGTATCAAGTGGTGCGAGTTGGGCTTCATCAACAAACTTAACGCAAGTTGTTAGAAGAAAATCAAATAGTGTAGTAATTAATTCTTTAGTTGGGGCGATATTAATTAAAGCGGTAGATAAATTAGGAAACGAATCAGATAACGAGGCAATCGTCTACACGAACATTTCAGGACTTGAACATTATTCAGCATCTATTTCTGCAATTAATGAAGAAACCATAAGTGCTATTACAGGACAAAATTGGGAAGGAACTTTTGATGGAGATTGTATTAAAGGACAAGATGCAGATGATAATTTTATAGCAACTTTAGGAAATATACTTTTATGGGATTCTGCTGTTGGTGATATTGATGATGCAGAGGGTTTTATAGATACTGGGCCAACAGATGCAACAGCTAATCCAACTTATTATTCAGCGAATA